CATTCCAAGTTCAAGCCGTGGCGCAGTGGAGAAAACGTCAACATCGAAAACGTAGTCTTCACGAGGTTGCCATGAGCACGAACCTGGACGGCCTGCCGCAGAAGGCGCTTTACACGCCGAGGGAAGTAGCTGATTTCTTTCGGATAACCGTGAGTGCTGTTTACAAATGGCACGATGAGGGGAAAATAAAGGGCTTGAAAATCTCCGAAAAAGTGCTCAGAATACCAAGGCAGGAAGTGGTGGAGATTATTATACTATCGCAATCGTCAAACGAATAGCAGAGATGGAGGGCAAGAAAATGAAAAGGCTGATTCTGTTGGCGTGCTGTGTATTGCTGGCGGTGTCCTGTGCCCCGTCGTGGAAGTGGGCGAAGGCGGGCGCAACGCAAGCCGAATATGAACAGGCAGTGCGGGAGTGCAACTTTGAATCTGACAAGGCGACAGGCTCAATGCGAAATCTCGATGACATGGTGATCCGTGGTGCAAGGGTATTTCACTCTTGCATGGAAGCGAAGGGCTACCATAAAGAGCCGATAAACTAAAAAAAACATTCAACATAGCGGAAATGGTGCCCCATCGTCCCTGACGGTGGGGCTTTTTTGTGTCCAAATATCGCCCAAGGACTCACCCGCATGGGTGTCAGTCGGCGGTTCGCGGGCCGGATAGACGGCCTTCCCCTCGATGTAGAATTGATCGAACCGCCTAGCCAAAACGACCTTGGCCAGGGGTTGCATATTTGGGCAAACTGCTAGACTTTGCTGCAAAGTTTATCGAACGCAGGGGCGTGGACGATCCTAACCACTGGATTATCCGGCTCCTAGGCCGTCAAAACAAGACGGGTTACAACGTAGACGCCGACTCGGCTTTAGGTCAGTCGGCGGTTTTTGCCTGTGTCCGCGTCATTTCGGAAACCATCGCATCGCTTCCCCTGATGGTCTACAAGCGGCGCAAGGACGGCGGCAAGGACGTTGCCGACGGGCATTGGCTTTATCCCTTCCTGCACGATTCCCCCAACAATTTCCAGACTGCCCATGAGTTCCGAGAAATGCAGGTGGGGCACACTGCCCTGCGCGGCAACGCCTATTCGTTCATTCAGCGGGACAACGCGGGCCGTGTCCTGCAAATAATCCCCCTTCATCCCGACAAGGTGGAGCCCGAGTTCAAGGATTTTACCAACTACGATGTGCAGTACAAGTACCGCGACCCGGACAGCCACAAGCAGATCACCCTTTCTCAGTCCGAGTGCTGGCACCTCAAGGGGCTGTCCTCTGACGGTCTTCTCGGGCTCTCCCCGATCACCCTTGCCGCGAATTCCATCGGCCTTGCCATGAGCGCCGAGGATCACGGTATCTCATATTACAAGAACGGGGCAAAAACATCGGGCATCGTCAAGCATCCCGGCACCCTCAAGGAAGACGCCCATACCCGCCTGAAAACGTCCGTACAGGATGCCCTTTCCGGCGATAACAAATTCAAGATCATCGTTCTTGAAAACGGGATGGATTGGGTGAACGTCGGCATGTCCGCGACGGATTCCCAATACCTCGAAACCCGCAGTTTTCAGGTGCAGGAAATCGCCCGCCTCTTCCGCGTCCCGTGCATCCTCATCGGGCACCCAGACACGACGACAACCTATGCCAGCGCCGAGCAGATGATGATGTCTTTCGTCATCCACTGCATCAGGCCGTGGCTCGTCCGTATCGAGCAATCCATCAACAAAACGCTGCTGACCAAGAAAGAGCAGGGCCGCTACTTCGCGGAGTTCAAGCTCGACGCCCTTCTCCGGGGCGACACGGCAACCCGCTATCAGGCGTATGCGTCGGCAATCACGAACCGGTGGATGAGCCCGAATGAGGTCCGCGCCCTCGAGAACATGAACCCGAGGGAAGGCGGGGACACCTACGAGAACCCGAATACGAGCAGCACGCAAGGAACGCAGGAGGATTTACCCCTCGATGAAGCAGGAACGCAGGACGCTACAGAGTGAGTTTCGCGTCGAGCAACGCGAAGACGGAAAGAAGCTGATCCGGGGCCATGCCGCCGTATTCAATTCCGAGACGGATCTCGGCTGGTTCCGTGAGCGGATCGCGCCGGGGGCCTTCTCAGAGTCCATCGGCAAGGACGATGTCCGCGCCCTGTTCAATCACGACGAGAATTTCATTCTCGGGCGAAACAAGGCGGGCACGCTGACCATGCGCGAGGACGAGCAGGGGCTCTACGTCGAAATCGACCCGCCCGATACGCAGGTGGCCCGCGACCTCGTCACCTCCATCGAACGGGGCGACATTTCGCAGATGTCCTTTGGCTTCCAGACAATCAAGGACAGTTGGGAAACCGAAGAGAACGCGGCCAAAGACCTTCGCACGCTTGAGAAGGTGAAGCTTTGGGATGTTTCGCCGGTCACGTTCCCGGCCTATCAGGAAACCGACGTTGCGGTTCGTTCACATGAGTGTTGGTCACACTCGAAAGTAGAACCGTTGAGATACAAACCATTTTTGGAACGTTTGCAGCGCGAGAAAAACGAACTGCACAAGCGGAGGTAATCAAAGAAATGGAAAAACTTAAAGTCCTTCAGGAACGAAAGGATGGCGTGCTTGAGCGCATGAACGCAATCCTTGACGCCGCGATCTCGGAAGAGCGCGAAAAAACAGAGGAAGAGGAAAAGGAGTATCTCTCCCTCGAAACGAAACTCGAAAAACTCGAAAAAGACATGGAGCGGGCAAAGCGGCTTGCGGAGATCGAAGCTGAGACGTCTAGACCTTCCAAGTCGCTTCGCCTGTCCACCAAAGCGCAGAAGACCGACCCGAAGGAATTCGTTGACCTTCGGGACTTCCTTCTTTCCGTCGTGTCCCGCAGGGACGACCCCCGGCTTTACGATCTTTACGAAGAGCGCGAACAGTCGATGGGGACTGGAACGAAGGGCGGTTTCATGGTGCCCGAGCAGTTCAGACCGGGCCTGCTGGCGATTGACCCGCAGGCGGCGATTTTCCGGCCCCGCGCACAGGTCATCCCGGCTGGCTCCCCCCCGGATGCGGCCATCTCGATGGCGGCACTCAACCAGGGTGCAGCGAAAAACATGTACGGCGGCGTGACCGTGCAGTGGATCGCGGAAGGGGGAACCAAGCCCGAGACGGACGTTGACATCCGGCAGATCAAGTTGGAGCCCAAGGAAGTCGCGGCTCACCTCGTCCTCACCGACAAGCTGCTTCGCAACTGGACGGCCTCTGCGTCCGTTTGTGAGCGCCAGCTTCGTCTTGCCATTACGGCGGCTGAGGAAAACGCGTTCTACAGCGGCAACGGTGTCGGCAGGCCCCTCGGCATTACCGCCTCGCCCGCCCGCATCAACTACGCCCGCACCACGGCAAACCAGATTGCATACGCCGACGTTGTCGGCATGTTCGCCCGCCTGAAAATGGGCGGCAATCCCGTCTGGATTGCTTCTCAGACGACCATCCCGCAGCTCGCGACGATGGTTGACAATGCGACGGGCAGCAACGCCGTATGGATGCAGTCTGCGGTTCCCGGTATGCCCCCGACCCTGCTTGGCATCCCCGTTCTGTTCCATGAGCGGTCGGTTGCCCTCGGGACGGCTGGCGACCTCATCCTGGCAGATCTCGGCTATTACCTCATCAAAGACGGGTCCGGTCCCTTCGTCGCCATGTCCGAGCATGTCTACTTCACGACCAACCGGAGCGTCCTCAAAATCTTCTGGAACGTGGACGGCCAGCCCTGGCTCGACGCGCCTATCCCGCTTGAAGGCAGCGCGGCTAACACCGTGTCGCCCTTCATCGTGCTGAATTAGGAGGTGACGAAACCATGAACTACGGAAAACTCTCTGAAAAACTGAAAATCGACTCCGAGGTTCTTAGCCTCACCTCGGCTGCGGCTGCCGTGTCGCAGAATTACGATATGTCGAAGTACACGGACGCCTACATTGTCGTCAACGTCGAGGGCAACGCGGCGGGCGGCGTGACTATCGACCTGACGGAGTCCTCGAATGCCACGGCGGCTGGCACCACGGCTGCTGGCAGCAAGACGGGGATCGTGGTCGGCGGTACCGCTGCGACGAACATCGCGGCGGGCTCCGGCGTGCGCGACCTTACCCTGACGTTCTCTTCGGCCTCGACGGACGGCAATTTCTTCACCCTCTCCGTCGGCACGGTGAGCAAGAAGTTCACCTACACGACTTCGACGGCGGCGTGGGCTTCCGGCTCCACGTTGCAGTACGCGACCAACATCAACTTCGGCACCACGGTCGGCTCTACCGTCAACACGGGTATTGCCGGGTCCATCGACTCCCTTAAGACGGGGCTGGAAAGCACCCTTGGATTTTCCACGGGCGTCCTGACCCTGACCACTCCCACGACCGACTCCATCCGCATTGCGCTGGCTGACGCCGCTGTTGGCGACATCGGCCTGAATGCCTCTGCGGTCATGTCGGCGGTGGTCAACAATGCGGTCGGCGCATTCGACATCAAGGCCGAGCAGCTTACCTCGACGGCGAACAAGCGTTACCTCGGCGTGAAGGTGAGCACGGCGGCTACGTCCTGCCGGGCCGCAATCACGGTGATTCGTACCGGCGGGCGCTACATGCCGCCCGCGTTCAAGGGCAAACTGTCTAGCTAATTAACCGGGGCGGGCTCCTCGCGGGGTCCGCCCCTCAACCTTTATGCTGGAGGGCATTAATGAGTGAGATTCAAGAGGTAAAAAAGAAAGAGAAGGTCTGCATTGTCGGATGTTCGGATTCCAAGTCCGAAACACCGTTTCACCTGAAAGACGAATTTGAGTTTTGGGGCGTCAACAATCTTTTCCTCACCATGCCCGGCCCGTGGACCCGATGGTTCGAGATCCATCAAATCACTTGCGAGGGCGGCAAGTGGCTTCGGAGGGGGAAAGAGGAATTCCGGGGACAGGCCGTACCTGACTACCTGACGCAGTTGGGCAAACTCCCGTTCCCCGTCTACTGCCAGCAACCCAATCCCTTCATGCCTAACGCCGTGGCGTTCCCGTTCAAGCAGATTATTGATCGGTTCGGGACGTACTTCACGAATACGATTTCGTGGCAGATCGCCTACGCAATCCTTGAGGATTTCAAGGAGATCAGGATTTACGGCGTAGATATGGCGGTGGACTGCCTCTCCCCCGATTCCAAAGTGCTGACAGCAGACCTGCGATGGGTTCCATGCGGCGATGTCAAGGTCGGGGATGAGTTGATGGGGTTCGATGAATTCCCGTCTGACGGAGATGGGAAGACGCGCAGATGGCGCAAGACCCGCGTGACAAAGGCCCGCGAGGTGATGAAGCCATGTTACGAGGTTGGGCTTGATGATGGTACTTCGTTTATCGCGTCCGAAAAGCACGGATGGCTTACGCACGGCGAGAACGTGAACCGCTGGAAAACAACGGATCAACTTGTATCGAAGCACCACAGGACGGGGCGACCTACCCGGATTTTGAAAATGGTCAATCCGTGGCGCGAGGATACGTCATGGGAAGCCGGATACCTCGCAGCGGCCTTTGACGGCGAGGGGTGCCTTTGTCAGACACCGCGCAAGGGAATGAACGGTGTCTATACAAATCAACTCGCCTTCGCGCAACGTCAGAATCCAATGAAGGATACGGTGCGGCGAATCCTCGATGATTACGGGTTCAGGCACACGGTCACGTCAGTCAATAAGAGCGACACCCATCAGGTGAACATTCAGGGCGGCAAGCCTGAAATCATGCGGTTCCTGGGTCAAATCCGTCCGCACCGGCTCCTGCCGAAATTCAAAGCAGAAGCGATGGGCGAATTCCAGGCCATGAAGTACGTCCCGGTAGTCGAGACGCGGCATATCGGGATGCACCCCGTCATCGGCATTGAAACGGATGCAAAGACATTCATCGCTGATGGGTTCTCGTCACATAACAGCGAGTACTTCTGGCAACGCCCGAGCTGTGAATACTTCCTCGGATTGGCCGTCGGCATGGGTATCAAGATTTGGCTCCCTGATACCTGCGATCTTCTCAAGACGCGCTTCATGTACGGGTATGAAGAGGAAAAGGAACTGCCGTTCAGGGCGAAGATCGAGAGCATGAAGAAATCCATGCAGAAGCGGGCGAATCAGGCGCAGGCGCAGATGGCGCACCACGAAAAGCAGGTGCAGCAGTACATCGGGGCCATGAGCGCGGTAAACGAGATTGACAAAATCTGGAAGAACGTCACGGGGGGCTGAGGATGAAACTTCGATGTGTCACGCCTTGCGCGAACCAGGAGACGGGGAAGAGGCATCAGCCGGGGGACGTGATCGAGGTAGGCCCCGCCGAAGGGGGGCGACTGTTGGCGTTCAAGCACGCCGTCCCCTACGCCGAGGCGCGAGTGGAGACGCAGGCGATGGTGGCCCCGGAGGTCCGCAGGGAGAAGGGAAAGCCGGGACGGAAACCGAAAGAGGACAGGTTTAGATATTCGGGGTTATCCGAATTCAGACATTAGCACCGGGGGGCAAATACACCGGAGGTAAGTCCTATGCCGAAGTTCTGTAGTACCGACATTTTATTGCAGGCGTGTTCGTACATCAAGACGAACGTGAAGCGTATGGTTCTCATGACAAGCACACCCGCGAACCTTGCGGCCTGCACGGCTGCTACCTGTCTAGCCGGGGCGACGATGAGCACGGCAGAATTCACCATCGCCGACGGCGACGTGAGCGGCAAGAAAGTGACGGTGTCGCAGATGGCTACGCTGGCCGTCAGGACGACCGGCATCCCGAGCCATGTCGTTCTTTTTGCGACGGCGGTAGGAACCACGGGCATTCACTATTGGACGACCTGCTCGACGGCGCAGGCGCTTACCTCGACGGCAAACACGGTCACGGTGCCCGCATGGGATATTGAATTCAGGGACGCGACGTAATGGAGGGTTACATGAAAAAGCTGTTTTTTTTCATTGCGTTTTTTCTTTTCACGGGTACGGCGATGGCCGCTCCCTTCGTGGT